CTCTTTCAATACATTCCAGATCTATCTGCTTACGAAGAATTTCGTGAACCATTTCTTGGTGGTGGTTCTGTAGCACTTGAGGTAACTAAGCGTTATCCTAAGATAGATATTTGGGTGAATGATCTTTACGAACCACTTTATAATTTTTGGAGAGAGATTCAAGATAACGGACAAAAACTTAGAGATGAGTTAGTTCAACTAAAGCAACGACACTGCGATCAGTCTTCTGCTAGAGTTCTCTTCGCACAAGCAAAAGAATACCTTAGTCATGAAAATAAAAAAACCGAACCTTTTCACCGTGCCGTTAGCTTTTATGTTGTTAACAAGTGCTCTTTTTCTGGTCTTACAGAATCATCGTCCTTCAGCGCCCAAGCAAGCGATTCCAATTTTTCCATGGCAGGAATTGAAAGACTGCCAGAGTATCAACAATTAATTGCTAACTGGAAGATTACAAACTTGTCATACGAAGAGTTGCTGACAGATGACAAAGCAGTATTTGTTTATCTTGATCCTCCTTATGACATTAAGGATAACCTCTATGGGCGCAAGGGATCAATGCACAAAGGATTTGATCACGATAAGTTTGCTGCTGATTGTGATCGTCATCTTTGTCCCCAACTGGTTTCCTACAATAGTTCCAACCTCGTGACCCAGCGGTTTCAGGGGTGGACAGTTGGAGAATTTGCACATACATACACCATGCGCTCCGTGGGGTCCTATAATACAGATCAAGCGAGCCGCAAGGAACTCGTACTCACCAACTACGCAACGGTCCTAGCAAATGAAAATTAAAGTTCAACTCTATGTCGCTGGTCGTCTCTTTGATGAGATTGTGGAAGCTGCTAACTATCAGGATGCTCGGCAGACTGCTCTTGCCCGCAACCCTACTGCTAAAGTTGTAAACGTGACTGCCGTATTCAAATAATGTGGAGACTATGGTGTAAGGCGCTTGGTGAAAAAGCGTCTGGATGTGATAGAGAATCAGATAAGGTTGCGGTTATTCGCACCCTTATCTTTTTGTCTTATATGATTACTAATATTGCTATTGTTGCTAACGCTGCGAGACATTGGAATGACCTACCAACTGAAAGATTATTTGTACTCGATCAATCAATCAAAAAAGAGTATTGTCGATGATGATCCTGATGCTGAGCGAAGTTATCCTCCTTATATTATTAACAGGTGCTTATCTTCTTTCACAGATACTATCCTCTTTGTCAACGAGATGAATAAAAATCCTCATCTCCCAAAGAAGATGCAGTATGATTTTTTACTAAATAGTGTCAAACCGAGGAAGCGTTTCTCTCCTTGGGCGAAAAAAGATTCTATTGATTATCTTGATGTAGTCAAAGAGTATTATGGTTATAATGACGATAAAGCTCTCCAAGCACTCAGGATCCTCACTAAGGATCAGTTAGATCATATTACAAAGGTATTGAATAAAGGTGGAAAGAGATGAGTGTCGAAACTGAAATCCAGTGGAAGCAAGCTGATATGGTTGAAGTGGTTCTAAATGAACCCGACGACTTTCTCAAAGTGAGAGAAACTCTGACTAGAATTGGAGTGGCATCGCGCAAAGAGAAGAAGATCTATCAGTCATGCCATATCCTGCATAAACAAGGTAAGTATTATATCGTTCACTTCAAGGAGCTGTTTGCCCTTGATGGAAAGAATACAAACCTGTCGTTGAATGACGTTCAACGTCGTAATCGTATCATTCAACTGTTGAGTGATTGGGGTCTGATTACTATTGTCACTCCAGATAAGATTGCAGATCTTGCTCCGCTGAACCAAATCAAGGTTCTTGCTTTCAAAGAAAAGGATGAATGGACCTTGGAAAGTAAGTATAATATTGGTAGAAAAAAGACTGCGGTTGAGTAAACCGTAGTATTCATGGGGGTTTTCATCACCCCCATTTTTTGTATTCGGTGTATAACTATTTGTGTGATGCCTAACGGGTCACATGTAAACGTCGCTTTTTAGGACAATGGTAACATTCAACTGGGAAACTTATACACCGTATTCAATTGGGTTAGATGAAACATTCAGTAGATTGGAAGCTCTTGCAGGATCTGGATCAAGTTATCCACCTTACAATGTGGTCAACGGAGACGATGGCAGAACCGTACTTGAAGTCGCTCTGGCTGGATTTACAAGCGAAGAGATTGAAGTCTCTACTGAACGACATGTTCTGACAGTAGCAGCAACCAAATCAAAAGAAGATAAGGAACGCAAGTATCAACACAAAGGAATTTCTCAAAGATCATTCGCTCGCAATTGGCAAATGGCAGAAGATGTTGAAGTAGAGAATGTAGAATTCAAAGATGGTCTTTTAACAATTGTGTTGAGAAAAGAACTTCCAGAGAAACAGAAGAAAAAGAAATGGTTCTAAATATCATGTCGGGGCACTTGACGGTGCCCCTTTTTGATGTTACACTAGTATTAAACTTGCAGTAATTATGGCAGTATCAATTCTTACTTTGAAAACTGGTGAGCGTGTTATCGCAGAGTTAAAAGAAATCTTCGATGGCGAAGGGGAAGACAGAAAAGGAATTTGTCTTCTCATGGAAGAACCATATGTTTTAACTCTGGATAGTGCTACACCACAGTATCTAACAGAACAACTTGGATCCGAGTATCAAATCAGATTTAGTAAATGGAATCCTTATTCGCCAGATTGGCAATTCAAAATTCCATACGATTGTGTAATGACAATCAGTAATCCAGAACCAGGATTGCAAAAAGCTTATGAAAACAAAATCGCAGAAAAACGAGAGATTGAAAATGACGGAAACAAATCAACTGAAGACTAATCACAATGTTCGTATTGTAACTCTCACTACTGGAGAAAGAGTTCTTTGTCTGTTTGGTGAAGTAAAGGATGAGGAAAGGATTGTAGGTTATAGACTGATCTATCCCTTTAGTCTTTCTCTTGGTGAACCAAATGAGGATGGAACCATCCCAATCAAATATTCTAGATGGTGCCCTTACAGTCCAGTTCAAGAACATAGAATCTCTGGAGATCATATCATTAGCGTTGTTTATCCCGATAATGGTATTCTCGACAACTATGTTGGCGAGTTGAAGCAATTTGGATTTACTGAAGAACAACTTTTCTACCCCGAGGAAACTGATGGAAATAACGGCGAACCTGCTGAAGCTGGCGAATGAGTGGATCATCGCTCAGGTATCGGAAGTACCAGGGGACACTTTGCCAGGTGACCCTGACTGTATCCTGACCGATCCCTACATGGTAGAATATGATGGAGAGATACATCCATGGCCCCCACACTCAGGTGACAGGGAGGCAGTTGTCAGATCTACTGACATCTTTACTATCGTGAACCCAAGCACCAAGTTACTTGCTGCTTACCTTTGTAAAATAGAACCGCCAAAGTCTGAATGAAGTTTTACACAAACGTTGAACAAGCTGGCAACCGTTTGCTAGTCCGTGGTTATGAAAATGGCAATCGTTACAGCGTCAGGGTTCCTTTCAACCCTACGCTGTATATGCCTACAAAAAACTATTCTGAATGGCGCACCCTTGAAGGCGAGTGTGTAGAGCCTCATAAGTTTGGTTCCATTACTGAAGCACGAGATTTCGTGAAGCAGTATAAGGAAGTTGATAACTTTGAGATCTACGGTAACACTCGCTTTCTTTATCAGTATATTGCAGAAGAACATCCTGAAGAGGAGGTGAAATTTGACAGTAGCAAGATCCGTGTATTTACCATCGATATTGAAACCGCTGCAGAAAACGGTTTCCCCGATATTGAAACTGCGGATCAGGAGATATTGGCAATCTCGATCAAAGATAGTTTCTCTGGTCGGATTACTGTGTTCGGAGCGAGAGCATTCAATAACACAGACGCCATGGTGGATTACATGCATTTCCGATCAGAAGAAAGTATGTTGGGTGCCTTCCTGGATTATTGGCAGGAGAATTATCCTGATGTAATTACAGGTTGGAACGTACAGCTATTTGACATGCCGTACATCCACAATCGTATTGATCGTGTTCTGGGTGAGAAGTTCACCAAACTTCTGTCGCCGTGGAAACTTGTATCTCGCCGTGAGATCTTCATCAAAGGTCGTAAGCAGTTTGCTATTGATACTCTTGGTATCTCCTGTCTGGATTATCTTGAACTGTATAAGAAATTCACTTATACAAACCAAGAGAGTTATCGTCTGGATCACATTTGTAATGTAGAACTGGGTGCTAAGAAACTGGATCACAGCGAGTTTGATACCTTCAAAGAGTTCTATGAAGGTGACTGGCAGAAGTTTATTGAATACAATATTCATGACGTTCGCCTTGTGGATCAACTTGATGACAAGATGAAGCTTCTGGAACTCGCATTCACCATGGCATATGACGCTAAGGTGAACTATGAAGATGTATTCTCTCAGGTTCGCATGTGGGACAACTACATCTATGTGGAACTGCTGAAGCGTAAGATTGCTATCCCTCCTAAGAAAGAAGCAATCAAAACTGAGAAGTATGCTGGGGCATATGTGAAGGAACCTATCCCTGGTTTCTATGACTGGGTTGTGAGTTTTGACTTGAACTCTCTGTATCCTCACCTTATCATGCAATACAACATCTCACCTGAAACGTTGCTTGACACTCGCCACCCTAAAGCGAATGTTGATCTGATGCTTCAGAAGAAAGTTGAGATTGATGGTGAGTATGCTGTGTGTCCTAATGGCGCACAGTATCGTAAAGATAAGCATGGGTTCCTGCCTGAGATGATGAAGAAGATGTATGATGGTCGTGTCATCTTCAAGAAGAAAATGCTTGAGGCAAAGAAGCAGTATGAGAAAACTCCTACTGTGGAATTGATGAAAGAGATCGCCCGCTGTAATAACATTCAGATGGCACGTAAGATCTCCCTCAACTCTGCTTATGGTGCTATCGGTAACGAGCACTTCCGCTACTATCGTCTTGCTAACGCAGAAGCGATTACTCTTTCAGGTCAGCTCTCTATCCGTTGGATTGAGAACAAAATGAACCAGTATCTAAATAATCTTCTGAAGACAGATAATGTTGATTATGTTATCGCATCTGATACCGACAGCATTTATCTAAATCTCGGACCTCTTGTTACTAAATTCTTTAGTGCTAAGTCTGACGATAAAGCAGCAGTTGTTACTATACTTGATAAGATCTGCGAAGACAAACTGGAACCGTTCATCGAACAATCTTATCAGGAACTAGCAGACTACGTTTCAGCGTATCAACAAAAGATGCAAATGAAGCGTGAGAATATCGCTGATCGTGGTATCTGGACTGCGAAGAAGCGTTACATTCTCAACGTATGGGATAGCGAAGGTGTTAGATATAAAGATCCTAAGATGAAGATCATGGGTCTTGAGACTGCCAGATCTTCCACTCCAGCTTATTTCAGGGACAAGTTGTATGCAGCGTTTAAGATTATTATCGGCAAAACAAATGATGAACTTATCAATTTTATCAATGATGTCCGAACAGAAACCAGACAGCGACCATACAGCGAAGTCGCCTTCCCCAGAGGTGTCAACAATCTGGCGAAGTATCGCCACCCCACAGAGATCTACAAGAAAGGAACCCCCATTCAGGTAAGGGGTGCTCTGCTATACAACCACTACGTCAAAAAGTATAAGGTTGAGAACAAGCATCCTCTTATTCAGGAAGGTGAAAAGATCAAGTTCATGTATCTCAAGACGCCTAATCCCATCCACGAGAACTGTATCAGTTTCTTTGGAGAACTCCCATCCGAATTTGGTCTAGAGAAATACGTGGAC